CAGAACGATATATGTTAAAGACACAAAAACAAGATACTCTTAAACAATATTTCGCAAAAGGTATGGGTGTAGATGAAATACCAAGAGAAGAATTATCACATTACCTAAGTGCAGATTTACACGCAACACAAGAACTAGCACATCAGCAAAATATTAAACTTAATTCTTCTGATGCATCTCTCATGGATACAGTTTTGTTTACTAACAAAGTATGTGTAACACTAGCCAAAATATACAAGAGAGGTTTCAAGGTAGATGTTAATGTATTACAAGATGTTAGATTAGAGTTTGAAAAAGAAAAGTTGCAGATTGAAAGAGCATTGAAAGAACAAGTAAGAGAACTCATGGGTGATACACCTATTAATTTAAATAGTCCAGAGCAGTTGTCATGGATTATTTATAGTAGAAAGCCAAAAGATAAATTAACATGGCAGAATAACTTTTCACCTTATATGTCCAAAGACGATTTTAAAGCAAACATCAATGCTAATTCTAACATAGTTTACAAGACAAGAGCTATAAAGTGTAGAGTTTGTAATGGAACGGGATTGATGAAGAAACTTAAAAAGGATGGCACACCCTATGCTAGACCACCTAAGTGCCCTTCTTGCAATGGTAATGGTATTATATTTGAATCAACAGGACAGATTGCTGGATTTAAATTTAACGCTCCTAGTGCAAAATGGGTTAGTGCCAATGGTTTTAGCGTGAATAAAAAGATGTTGGATACATTACAACATACTGCAAGACGCAATAATTCAATGAGGGCATTTAACTTTCTAAACGACATACAAAGATTATCAGCATTAGATACGTATCTTTCTTCTTTTGTGGAAGGCATACAAAGTCACGTAAAGACAGATGGTATGTTGCACGTAAGATTATTACAGCATAGAACTGCAACAGGAAGATTTAGTGGAGCAGACCCTAATATGCAGAATATGCCTAGAGGTGGTACATTTCCTGTTAAGAAGGTATTTGTTTCACGTTGGGAAGGTGGTAAGATTTTAGAAGCTGACTTTGCACAGTTAGAATTTAGAACTGCCGCTTATTTATCACAAGACAAAACAGCAATGAAGGAGATTAAAGATGGATTTGATGTGCACAATTATACTGCTGACGTTATTACTAATGCTGGGGAAAAAACTTCTCGCCAAGATGCGAAAGCACATACGTTTGCACCGTTATACGGAGCGACAGGATTTGGCAGATCGGCTGCTCAAGCTACATATTACAAACACTTCACGGAGAAGTACAAGGAAATTAGGTTATGGCATTCCCGATTGGCTAAAGAGGCTATAACAGATAATAAAATTAGAATACCCTCAGGTAGGGAATACTCTTTTCCAAACGTTGTTAGGAAAGCAAGTGGGGATGTAACAAACTTTACACAGATAAAAAATTATCCAGTACAAGGGTTTGCTACAGCAGATATTGTGCCATTAGTATTGATGGAGATAGATAAACGACTCACTGATGTACAATCTTGTATTGTCAATACGGTACATGACTCAATAGTAATTGACGTTCATCCTAATGAAATAGATGTAGTCAATAAAATTATTGAAGATGTCAATGAAAATATAGTGCCTATGATCAACTTACAATATAAAATAGATTTTAATGTACCCTTACTTTTAGAATCAAAGATAGGTGATAACTGGCTTGACACAAAATAAGAGTCGTGATATAACTTAGAATTTCAAGGAGATAAATTTGACAGATTTAGTTACAATTCAAACAGATAATTATGCCAATATGGCAAAGGCTATGGGTTTATCCACTGGATTACCTAATCAGCCAAAGAAAGTAAATAACTTAAACAGATTAAGAATTTGGCATTCACCAATTAAAGGTCAGCGTGAAGTAGCTGGTAAGATGATGAACATTGAAGTTGTTGAAGGTGGGTGTTACAGATTAGAAATTCTTAAAGACGAAACATCAGAGTATGTCTATTCAACAACTGCTACAATCAGACCTTTTATGCAAAGATTTATGTATAGAAGATATGTCTCTTACCCTAATCCAAAACCGGGAGAATCAAAAGGTGAGTTCCATAGAACAATAATGTCTGATACACTTGCTATTGATTTAAAAGATAATCAAGGCAAATTTAACTGTGGCAAACCTACAGGTTATGTTGAAGATTTTAAATCTTTACCTAATGAGACACAAGAATTAATTAGGCAGATTAAACGTGTACGTGTTATATTTGGAACTATTGATTTAGACAATCCCGTCAACGATAAAGGTGAAAAAGTTGAAGTGAAATCCTCTATACCTTTTATTTGGGAAATAGATAATAAAACTGCTTATAAAATATTAGGAGATATTTTTGATCAGTATTCTAAGAAGCAAATATTGCCTTTACAGCATAATGTTACTTTAGATAAATTTATTGAGAATCCATTACCAAATGGCTCAAGCTTTTTTACACCCTCTGCTAGTATAAATTTTAAAAAGACAAATCCTGTTATATCAAAAGATAATGAAACATTTACATCATTTTTAGATTGGATTAAAAATTATAATGACTATATATATAAAGAGTGGGATGCCAAGACTAATGCTAGGCAGAACGTAATATCTTCAGAGGATAAAAACACTGTTGATGAGTTTGTTGACGTTGAAATTGACACTGAATAATTTTAATGAAAAGCAACAATCCCTTCAGTGCACATGGTATTAATTACCTTTCTCCAAGTAGTATTAATACTTATATAAGTGATCCACCTATGTGGATACTGAGATATCTATTTGGAATAAGAACTCAAGGTGGTGCAGGTGCACAGAGAGGAATCGCACAAGAATTTGTTTTAGCTAATAAATATACAACAGGTTCTTTTGATTTTAACTTACTTGATACTAAGTTTTTATCATTGTGTGCTGAAGCCAACTTAGAGTTAGAAGATTCCAAAACTGTAAAAGAAAAAAAGACCTTACATGATTTTGGAAAGATTATTGATGCTAACTTTAAATATAAAAATTTAGAAGAGTATCAAGAAAAGGTAGAAGTTCCTATAGAAGATTTGCCTATTCCTATTATAGGTTATATAGATTTTAGATTTAAAAAGAAAATAGTAGATTTAAAAACTACAACTAGAATGCCTTCTAGACCTACGGAAGCACAAAAAAGACAGATGGCATTATACTCTATGGCTTATCCCAATCTTAGCTTAGACTTGTTCTTTGCTACACCAAAAGATTTTAAGAAGTTTCCGTTAGAAGGATTATCTTTCTACAAGAAACAATTAAAAAAGGCAGCTTTTGGTATTCAAAAACTATTGTCTATCAGTGATGATAAACATGAGATAGCTTCTCTTTTTTATCCTAACTTAGATTCATGGCTATGGTCAGGCACAAGAGAAGAAGCATATAAAATATGGAGTTAGTATGTCTGATAAAAAAATAGAAGACTTAAAAAATGACATTCAAACTATGGAAAAAGAATTAGCTGAAGCTAAAAAAACTCTTCGTGAAATGCGAACAAAAGGTTTGCGTGAAGCTATGGAAGCTAAAAAATTAGCAGACGAAGCAGTAAAAGAAGAGATGAAAGCACTAGGCTATGATTATTCTAGGTCTGAGTATCAATTCAATCCTTTCTCAGGTTGGAGAAGAATACTTTAGTGTCAAGACATAGTGCACGTAGAGTTGCATTAAAAAATGGTTTCAGAAGTGGTTTAGAACATAAGTTAGCTGAGTATCTAACAGTTGTATGTAAAACCACTTTTGACTATGAGACCATAAAAATAGAATGGGAAGATTTATCTTATCGTACATATACCCCTGACTTTATTTTAAATAATGGGATTATTATAGAAACAAAAGGTAGATTTCTACCCTCAGATAGAAGAAAACATTTAGCTATAAAAAAACAACATCCTAAATTAGATATACGCTTTGTGTTTACAAACAGTAAAAGTAAACTGTACAAAGGTTCAAAAACAACCTATGCTCAATGGTGTATAAAAAATAAATTTTTGTATTTTGATAGAATTATTCCACAAGAATGGCTTAAAGAAAAAGGTAAAAACAAACATCCAAAGTTTATAGATTTTAATAGAAAAAAAATAATAAGGAGATAGCATATGAAATTTAACTCAACATCAGTTTATATTGAACTACGACCTAGAACCTTTTCAGATTACCCCAAAGTTTGGAATGGTGAAGTTGAAGTAGATATAATAATGGATAAAAAGAATAAATTAGATGAACCATCTAAAGGTGATCTAATGCATTTAGGACAAATGGTAGCAGCAAGTTTAGGTTTAATGGAAGAAGACAAACATCTAGTTGTTAGATTAGAAGATTATATACAGAAAAGATTTGAAGAAGTTAGAGAAAAAGAAACTGTAAAAAAGGATAATGTTATTTATTTTAATTTTAAAAAAGAAAAGGAATTAATTTAATGGGTGAATACGCACAAGATATAAAAAAGATATATAAAAAATTTGGAGACAAATATAGAAAACAAGCACAAGAGCAATCTGACCATAAACAAACTATAGATATGGTTAATAGTCCACCACATTATAATGCATCAGGCATTGAGTGCATTGATGCAATCAGAGCTATGCTAGGAGATGGATATAAATATTATCTTCAAGGCAATGTTATGAAATATATATGGAGACATGAGTATAAAAACGGTGTTGAAGACTTGCACAAAGCACAATGGTATCTCACTGAATTAATAGATGAGATAGAACCGAATGATAAAGATTAAACTAAAAGCTGTAATTAATATTGATGTAGACTCAAATGAATACTTCATGCCAACAGATGAAAATGTTGAAGAAGAGTTAGAAAGTCATATAAAAGATTGCATCTTTGATGTTGATGGTGTAGAAATAAAATACATTTCAATTACTAGGAGACTTAAATGAACAACTACTTACCCACAGACTACCAAAATTTTATAGCATTATCACGTTATGCCAGATGGAATGATGATGAGCAAAGAAGAGAAACGTGGATTGAAACCGTAGATAGATACTTTTCGTATATGAGTAAGCATTTAAAGAAAAAACATAATTATGTTTTAACAAAAGCATTAAACAATAAATTAAGTGAAGGAATAGTTTCTCTAGGCATAATGCCTAGTATGAGAGCATTGATGACAGCAGGTGTTGCTTTAGACAGATGCCATGTTGCAGGTTATAATTGTAGCTACATACCTGTTGATAGTCCTCGTTCTTTTGATGAGTGTATGTACATTCTTATGTGTGGTACAGGTGTACGATTTTCAGTTGAAAGAGAAAATGTAGATAAGCTTCCTGTAGTTAATGAGCACTTTGAGAATAGTACAACAGTAATAACTGTAGCTGATAGCAGACCCGGATGGGCAAGAGCGTTACGTGAATTAATAGCTATGTTATACGTAGGTCAAATACCATCTCTAGATGTATCACAAGTTAGACCTGCAGGTGCTAGATTAAAAACTTTTGGTGGTAGAGCAAGCGGCCCTCAACCATTAGTTGATTTATATAACTTTTGTATTGCAACTTCTCTAAGCTCTTCTAAAGTTCCTTCTAAGCAAGCATTATTAGGAGAAAGAATAGGGCAGTCAAGTATACCTGTAAGAGAAACTCCTAACAATCTTTCCTCTTCTGTATTCTGCTTCCATATCTTACGTAGATATTTAAAGTTAGTAAGAGTTGATTGAAATGTACCTAGTATTGTAGCCATTCTAACTTTTTCTTTTAAAGATGTTAAAGTATCACTTTCTCTACATACAACTTCAGTTAAATTACAAAACTGATAAGGTCTTAAAATTATTTCACTACATGGGTTACAGCCAAACGCATAATCAGAATCACGTCTTCCATTTTCCTCTACTTTTTTCTTAGCAGATTTACGATTAAATATACCACGTTCACCAGACTTAGATTCATATAATGCTAACCATTCTCTCATGAATGTGCCCATATCGGGTTTACCTTTATAAGCTACAGAGTTATTAGCTAAAGCTCTATGTCCTTCATTTTCCCACCATGATCCTGACTTTGCGTGTCTCATTTGATCATCCCCAAGATTAGATAAAGATATAAGAGCAGATCGTCTGACTCCACCAACTACTACTACCTCACCAATCTTACACATTATATCATGGCACTCAATAGGATATAATCTTCTACCTGCA